CACCAGAGCGGACCCGGACTGACCGGCGCCATTCACCCGTGGCGTCCCGGGCGCGCCGGTGTCAAAGCCGGGCTGATGCACCTTCATGACGACCGTGTCGCCCTCGGCCATCAGGTCGTCCCAGTCCATCGACGTGACGTAGCGCATCGGCGGCATCTGGAACGTGAGGGCGTAGCGGCTGCCCTTGCGCAGAAGCTCCTGTTCGCCATCCCCGAAAGCCGGGGCCAGGACGTTCTTCGCCGTGATCATGGCGATGCCCATGCTGGCGGGCGCCGGATCGGTCGGAAGAACCAGAACGGCCATCAGCGACGACGCCCCAGTGTGTAGCGGTCAGTCCGCGCCATATCGGAGGGGACGGTCTTGCGAGCGGTGCTGAAGGCTGCGGCGGCCGGCCGGGCGGCGCGGTCATCGACGTAAGCGTTGAACCGGTCGTCGTTCGTGCTGACGACGACGTGAGTAACCCCGCCACCGCCGCCGCGACCTAGCTTTCCAACCTCACGCTTCGGGATCACATCGGTGCCGGGAGCCAGGTTCGCCAGCACCTCGCCGCCGTGAACGTAGGCCAACCCGCCGCCGAAGTTGCTGACGCCTGTCGAGAAGCCGGGAATGCCCTTGCTGAAGAAGCTGGAAATCGCGCTGCCGATGCCCGACAGGTTGATACCGCCGCCCCCGCCCGGATTGCCCTTGCCCAGGGCGTCGAACAGCATCCGTCCGAGGTTCTTCAGACCATCGCGGAAGCTGTCGCCAACGATGGCCGAAAGCACGCCTTGCCAGTCACCGCGTAGGGCGCTGTCGATGCCGAATTCGAAGGCGTCGGCGAACTTCTCTCGGCTCGCCTCGATCCCAGCGTTGATGCTGTCTATAGCGTCCTGAACCGACGACGTGTCGATAGGTGAAATGGTGCCGATAGTGCTCGGCGTGTTCAGGTTTTCACCCGCCACACCGGCCTCAAGCTTCGCGCCGAGAGTGCCGCTAATCATGCCGCTCGCGACGGCAGCCCGAATATTCTTCGTATCTTGGGTAAGCTGACGAGCAGCGCGCTCGCTGTCGGTCATCAGCCTTTCCATGATGGCCGCGACATCGCTGCGTAGCTTTTCGAAAGCTGCCTTTGTTGCATCTGTCGCCGCGACAGCAGGTTGCACCATGTTCTCGTCAAGTTTAGCCATCCATTGGCCAACTTCTACAACAAGATCAGGGATATAGGAGTGGCCGACAACGGCATCATACAAGCGGAAGAAGGCGTCGCTGACGAACCGGACCTTGCGGATCACGCCTTCGAGGACGTCGAATAGTCTGCCCGTCAGCCATGTGCTGACGCCCATCACCATCTTGCGGACGTGGTTCAGGATACCGGGGAACAGCGACTCCACGATCCGCGCGATGCTGCGCAGAACCTCCATGACCAAGGAGCCGGCCGCATTCCAGGCGCCGGACCAGTCGCCTTTTAACAGGGCGCCGATGGTCCGAAGGGCTTGGCCCACGATGGCGAACACGGATGTGACCGTCGCGGCCACGGCCCGCAACGCCGTCAACAGGATTGGTCCCAGCGTCGCGGCCCAGATTTTGCCCAGCTCCACGGCCACCGGCATCAGAGCGACGAACGCATCTTGGATCGCCTTCAAAAGCGGCGGGATCATCGGTCCCAAGCCATCCATGAACGCCTTGCCGACAGCGGCCAGCACCGGCGCAATGTCGGCCGCATATTTCTGAATGGCGGCCATGGCCGGGGCGAAACTCGTCTGAGCGGCCCGCGCAAACTCCATCACCTTCGGGATCATGGTCGTGAACCAATCGACCACGCCGGAATCCATCAACGCGTTGATGGCGAGGCCGCTGAAAGAGGCCTTAAGCCGGTCGATGGCCTGCTGGAATGCGCGTGCCTTCTCCACCTGGGCCTCCGGGATCAGCCCGCCGCCGTCCACGAACTCCTGCTTCATCTTGGCGATCTGGTCGCCGCCCAGGCTCAGAAGCCGCACGAACTGCTCGCCGCCCGTGCCGCCGAAAATCTCATCCGCGACCCGGATTTGCGCCGCTGTGTCCAGCTTCTGCATACGGGCCAGGATGTCGTCGAACATGGCCGAGGGGTCTTTCAACGCCTCCTTGAGCTGCGCGCCGCTCAGGCCGATCCGCTGGAAGGCCTCGGCCGCCGATCCGCCGCCCGTAGTGGCGAACTCATCCGCGCGCAGGGCCATTTCCTTGAACCCGTCGGTCAGGGCATCGATACTGACGTTCGCCTGCTTCGCGACATACTGCCACGTCTGAAACGCCTCAAAGGACATCCCCGCCGTCTTTGCCTCGGCGGAAAGCTCGACCAGATCTTTCGTGATCGTGTTTAGGGCCGAACCCACGCCCGCGATCGCGCCGCCTGCAATGGTGGCCATGCCAGCAAAGGCGACACCAATCCCGACGACTGCTTTGCCGATGTTGGCGCCGACCGCCTTCATGCGGTCGCTGGCCTTCTTCATCTCCTTTTGCGCGCCTGTAAGGCCGTCCTTGAAGGCAGCCGCATCAAGCCCGAGATCAACCCGGAGGGCGCCGACAGTTGCTGTCGCCATGGTGATGACCCTCGACTCGACATTCGGTGCCACCGCCGCGATGCTTCGCGCAGCAGGAGAACGCCATGTTTATGATTGCAATTGCGGCCTTGGCGGTCGTTCAGGGACCGGGTCCGGTGACACAGCGACAGCTTTCTGACGCACGGTCGGCATTTGATGAGCGGCTTTTTGATTACCCCTCTGCTCGCTTCCGCGAGACTTACGGCAATGGCTTCCTGATCTGCGGGAAGGTTAACGCCAAGAACAGGCTTGGGGCATTCATTGGTTGGAAGCGGTTCGCCCTTTTCGCGAAGAGGGACGACGAGCCCGCCACGCTTTATGTCGAGGACACAGACTCATCAGCCGATGTGATGCTGGAAATCTGCGACGCTTCCGCAAGCAACACGGCTGGAAGAGATTGGTCGCCGGAGATCACCTACAGAAGGTGAAGGGCGGCCAACTGACCGCCCTCCCAGCACTGCGTTGCCACGCCGTACCGCGCCTCAACCCGCCGCAACTCGCCCGGCCTTGCCACACCTGCCAGACCAAAACAAACCGCGCCTCGGCGAGCCACGCCAAACCTTGCCACGCCTTGCCTGCCATGTTTTGTCCCGAAGGACCGGCCTCAACAGAGCCGTTACGCTACTCTTGTGTCGTCCATCGCCGAGAAGATGCGGGCGAACTCGGTCAAGTCCCGATGCCGCTCGCGCCACGCTTCCAGATCGGCCCAAGCCTTCGCGACCACCTGACGCCGAAGGTCAGCGTCTGACAATGCGTGCACGGTGCTGGTGTAGGAACGCTGACCTTCGCGCTCGACGCTGACGAAGGCGCGGATGGTCTTGGGTGGCTCGACGTTGGAATGCGTCACGTCGATCGTGATCGCGCGGATTAGGTCGCCAGCCTGACTGATGCGGTGAAGGTGTGCCGCCTTGCCGTCATCCCATTCGAAATGATCGTGGACGGCGCTGTTGGACGAGCGGGCCCGTTCCAGCAGCGCGTCAGGGGTGAGGGCGCCGCCGTTCTGCCGACGCACATCCTCCATTTCCTTTCCGGCTCTTTCCGGGTCCAGACGAACCCGCGAGCCAGGCTTCCAGGCGTAACGGACGGCCATTAAAGCGTCTCCCCATCGCGGGCGACGTGGAAGCGGCCGTACGGCCCGTCGCGCTCGGGGCGCCATTCACCGATGCCGACGGCGAACCCGGCCGTGTCGAACAGGCTGACGACCTGTTCCGCCGACATCAGGTTGCCGTTGAACTTGACCAGAAGTTCAACCGACCAAGCCTGCCACTCGCCGCGATAGCGCAGGTCGGCCACGCCCATGCCGACGCGGGTTACATCCTCACGCATGGACGGCGGGGAGGGTGCCTTGATCTCGACCATTTCGCCCTCGACGTGGAAGGCTTGGCGCGCCGCGACCTTCGTTACGCCGCCGATGCTGGTGCAGGCGGTCACGGCGGCGGCTTTAAATGCGATGGCCGGAAAGCCGAAGCGAGCCGCTTCAACATCGGCCTCGGTCGGTTTCTCAGGCCGGTCGCTGAGCCAGTACATCGAGCCGCAGAAGTCCGCCCACGGGTCTTTTGCTTCCCGACCAGCCGTCGCCTTCTTCTGCTGCTTGTCGGCCATCTGCTTGAGCGCCTTGGGGCTCCAGGCATGGACGATCAGGGGACTGTCGCCGATCAGCGTCAGCTTCAGCGTCTGGATATTCAGCGGAGGCAGTTCGATGCCCGCCGTCTTGGATGCGGCGGCCATCAGTTCACCGCCCCACCAGCGGCGGCATCAAACACATAGGGCCGCGTCACCCCATCCACAGTCTTGCGGAACACGAGAAGCGGTCCGTCGGTCGGACGCATCACCATGTGCAGCTGCTTCGGCTCGAAACCTTGCGCGCGCGCCAGTTTGCCTTGTTCAGCGAGGCGTGGGTCCAGCATATGCAGGGTCTCCAGCAATCCATCCCACTGAGACGGGGCGCTGGCGAGCGTTGCGCTGGGTAGCAAAGCCGCTCCCGCGGCAATGGCGAACAGACTCCGCCTTGTGGTATGGGCTTCGGAAGCCATGACGTGATCTCCAGACGATCCGTTGCGGTTAGGCCCGGCGCTGAGACTGCAATCTCGTGCCGGGCTGTCCGGTATGTACGTAAGCTTGCGTCGGGTGTCAACGGCTGTTACGGACAATACGTCATGGCCGATAAAAAACCCGCTTCTGAGCGTTTTGAGCTGCGCGTCCCGGCTGATTGGCTGGTGCGGGTGGATGATTGGCGGCGGAAGCAGCCAGACATTCCGACGCGCGCGGAGGCTATTCGCCGTTTGGTTGACGCCGCGCTGACCAATCGGCCTTCGACATCTTGAACAGCCTGCGGAGGCCCGCCTCGATCTGATCGGGCGTCTGCTTGCGCACGACCCGCTTGATGCCGAGCAAATCCTTCAAGGTGGGGAAGCGCTTCATCTTCGGCAGGGCCGCGATGTGCCAGGCCAGCCAGGCTCGCCCCTGTTGATCCTGTTCCTTGACCCGGATGCGGGCGCGGATGGCGATGTCGAAGAGGCGCGGCGTTTGACGCCAGTAGGCGTCAGGATCGAAGCCGGCCTCCACCCATAGGCCAAGGCTCCGATCCCACGACCACGCCTCTACTTTGCCGGGGGGCGGGTCTTTCCTCCCTTGGGGGCCTCGGCGGGGAACGACGCCTTGAACGCGTTCGCCACCAGCTCGGCCGCCGCTGCGATGCCGACGATCTGGATCAGATCGCCAGCCTCTCGCTCTTCGATGCCGGGGTGGTGCTTGGCCAGGGCCGAGCGGAACACGCTGCGTACCGCGCGCGGGCTGGACAGTTCGACGCCGCCCGACATGATGCCGGGGAAGTCGCCCTCCAGATCGCAGAGCGCGTTGAAGTCCAAGACCATGGTGTAGGTCTGGCCTTCGGCTTCAAACTCAACCTCGCCGCGAACAGGGTTGGCCATCAGGCGGGCTCGGTGAAGGTGACGGGACCGGTGACCTGAATGGTCGCCGACATGCCGACCTTGTCGTCGATGGCGATGTTGTCGATCGGCTGTTCGGTGACCAGGCCGTCGAACTTGATCGTCGAGCCATCCGACAGGGTGATGCGGAAGGTCGCCGGATCGTCGTCATCGAACATGCCCTCCAGCACCTGATATCCTTCGGGCGTGAAGTTGAACGTCAGCGTGGACTCGCCGCCCGTGCGGAGCGACGAGATGAACTCGCGATAGCCGCCCGGCGACTGCATGTGCGTCGCGTCGATGGTTTCGCGCGACTTCTGAGGCGGCGTCGCGGACAGAAGCTCGCCAATTTGGGCGTAGGTCGAGGGTGCAGTGACGAGGTATTCGGCAAGCAGGCCGAAGCCTTTCACAGCCTTGGTAGCAGCCATGGCGGGTCTCCTTAGCGATGGCGGGTGACCGGCCGGGGCCGGGAAGGGTTACGCCGCGCGGGCGTGATGAACCGACAGGTCCAGGGAGACGCGGTAGAGCGCGCCGCCCGTCTCGTCGAAGGTGTCCTGCCGCTGATCGGCGATCAGGATGGCGTCAAACCGGACGGTGCCCTGAACGAAGCGTTTGCCCGAGACGACCGCCTCAAGAGCGCGCGACACGGCTTGGGCCTCGGACAGGGACGACGACCAGCAATCCGCCTGGATGCGGCTCTCGACCAGACCGGAGGCCGCCGTGGCGTGATAATCGGGAACGCCGTCAATCCGGTGCAGCACAATGGCTGGAAGGGGCTTGCCTTGTTCGCGACGGCCCCATGTCAGGCGGTTGCCTATCAGGGTCATCAGGTTGTTCTGCGCCAGAAGATAGGCGGTCAGGGCGGCTTCCATCGTCACCCCTTCTTCGCAAGCCGGGCAGTCTTTCGGGCCGCGCGCTGCGCAGCCTTCTCGATCTGGGTCCACAACTCGCGGCCGATGACTGACGGCAAGTCGTGCTTGTGAGCGTCCCACGCTGGGCGCATGAACGGGTGTGGCGCCTGATCGTCGGTGCCGAACTCTTCGGTGATGGCTTGGGGCAGGCCGCCCGGCCCAACGTGCATCTCGACCGGCGCCGTCTTCTTGTGCTTCGCCTTTTGCCGGCGCGTCAGCTTCGTGCTGATGCCGCCGCTCTCACGCAGGGCGCCGGTGTCCACGCGGGCTTTGGTGCGCCAGTCGCGGTCGATCGGCGCGGCGGCCATCTTCAAGGCGCGGCGTCCGACGTTCTTCGCTGTCGCCCGCCGTCCGATCTCAGCCAAGGCGCGGTCGATCTCCTTTAGCCCCTCGACCCTGACCGACCGGCTATTCGCCATCGTCGTCGCGCCCGACCACAGTGATCTCCAGCGCCACGCGCCGGCCGACTTCCTTCACGCGGGTGATCGCATAGGTGCGGCCCGCAAAGATCAGGCGATCCTTGGGCGACAGGTCCGCGACCTGGCTGGAATACCGGACGGTGAACCGCGCGCCGATCTCCGACGCGCGCTCGCCAGCGCGGAACTTCTCGCCATCGCTGACCGGCTCGTATTTCGCCCAGACCGTCGCATGATCGCCCCAGGTCTCGACGGGGTTGTTCAGCCTGTCCCGCGTGATCACTGCTCGCTGCAGAGTAACGCGCCGGTCCAGTTCGCCTGCGCGCATGGCGATCTCCTCAAACGCGATAGGGCCGATAGGCCTGGAGCAGGGCCTGGGCTGTGGGATTGATGTCGAAGGTCTGGCCGGCGACAACGCTTTCGCGGTTGGCGTACAAGTCGCCCAGGTTCAGCAAGGCCGCGGCCCTGAACAAGGGCTCAGCGCCTTGGGGAACGAGCTTCCGGTCACACCAGATCAGGCACGACAGGACAGCCGCGTCGGCATACAGCGTGATCAGCTCGTCCTCGTCGGAGCTGTCGACGTGAAGATGCGCTTTCGCATCATCGAGCGTCAGCAGCGGTCCAGTGGTGAGGACGACGACGTCGATCATCAGTCAGCCGCCTTGTTCTGCAGCTTTGGCTCAGCCTTGTTCTGCGGCGCCGGCTCGGCCTTCACTTTGACGAGACGGACTAGACCGCGGGCTTCGAGGCGTTTGGCATCGGCCTCGGAATAGGTCGCCTCGCCGCCCTCGGGCTGGCCGTCCAGCGGGCGCAGCAGGGTCACTTTGACGTCAGCCATTTTCATCTCCTGGCTCAAGGATGAAATGGGCGGAGGCTATCAACTCCGCCCATTCAGTTAGGCCACGCGGCCGAGGTCGCCGTAGACCAGGGCTTCCGGGCGGTAGATGGCGAGCGCGAGGCGCTCTTCCGCACGGATGGTGACCTTGTTGCGGACGAAGTTGTCCTGGTCCTCGGTCGAAACCTCCACCGTCGCGTCCTGACGGTCGAAGATCTGGGCGGCCAGATCGAACGCACCGGTCAGGAACTTGTCGACGCCCATGGCTTGGGTGGCGACGACCGGCAGACCCCAGAGGGTCGGCGAGATCGTGCCCTGCGGGTTGCCGATCAGATAGCGGCCCTCGCCGTCCTTCAGCATCTCGATGAACGCCCAGTCGATGGGGTTCAGCACGGTGCCGTTGGCGGGGTATTCCGCGAGGGCGACCTGCAGGTGGCCCATGCGGATGGTGTCGATCAGTTGGCCGGCAACCAGACCACCGGGGGCGGCATAGGCCGTCGCTGCGGTGACCAGGCCTTCGAGGTTCTGGCCGACGCCGGAGCCGTTCAGAAGTTGCTGCTCCTCGACATAGGCCAGGCCGTAGCGCAGGCGTTGGTCGATGATCGAGCGCAGCGCCGGCGCATCGGCAAGGATTTGCACCGAGGCCCGCATCCAGTGCGCGATGGTCCGCACGGTGGCGGTTTCTTCGGTGTACTGGATTTCGGACTGAGGCTTCAGTGCACCCTCAGCCACCGGGGCGGCGCTATTGGTGAAGCCGGTTTCACGATCGTACTCGATCGATCCGGTGCTGATGTTGCCCGGGGCCAAGAGGCCGCGAACCGTCATACGGCGCTGCGGCAGGGAAACAGGCCCGGCCCGGGCAGGCTGCACCATGGTGCCGACCGAACCGGCGGCGTCGGTCGTCAGGGACGAAATGTCCTTGACCTCGACGATGTGACGACCACGCGGGCGGGTCTGGCCGGCAAAGGCCTTGAAGCCCTCGTCAGCGATGAAGCGTTCACCAGCGGTACGGCCGGTTTCGTCTTCGTTGTTGCCGCGACGAGCCATCTTCTGCTCCATCTCGTCGAGACGGGCCTTGGCTTCGTTCATGCCTGTCAGGGCCTGGTCGGCCAGTTCCTTGGCGGTCTCGGCCATGGGAATGCCCTTGGCGGCTTCAGCCAGAGCCTTCTCAGCGATCTCTTTGACCGCGTCGTGCTTCTGATTGAAGTCCGACTTGAACTCGGCTGCCATTTCGGCAGCAGTCTTTTGCTCGCTCATGGCGAACTCCTTTCGATGGGTGGGTGTGTGGAGCCTGCCGCGCGAAGCGGTCAGGCGAGGGGGGTCAACCGCGCAGGGCTTTCAGGAAGGCCAGCACGTCATCCGCCTTCGCCTCGGGCTCCCCCCGAAGGTGCGGCGTCGCCTTGGCCGCAATCGCGGTCGCAAGGCTTTTCGAGAAACCGCCTGCGTCCCGCAGAAAGTCCTCAAACTCGCGGACGGTCGGCAGATTGCCGCCTTCCAGAATGCTCTTCACGTCAGTGATCCGGGCCGCGCGCCCCAGCGCACCGAAGGTCACTAGGCTCACTTCGCGTAGGTCCAGCTTCAGCAGCTTCAGGACGCCCTGTTTGTCGTCGTGCGGCTCGGTCTGCACGGTGCGATAGCCGATGCTCAACTCGTCCAGAGCACCGCCCTTTAGTAGGCCGTAGGCTTCTGCGGCGAGCTTCGAAGCATCCTTCAGAATACGGCCCTTGACCCAGAGCCCCTTGCTGTCCTCGGCCAGATCATCCCAGACCCCGATGGGTTGGTGACTGTCATGCTGCCAAAGCATCTTGATCGACTTGCCCTTGCGGCGAGAGTCCACCAGCGATGCGGTGAAAGCGCCTGGCTCCACGACCTCGTTGTAGCTATCGACCACGCCGAACGCGGACGCATAGCCCTCGACCACGCCATCGTCGCCTACGGCTTTCACGTCCAGGCCGAGGCCCGAATCCTTCGTCTGAAGCATCAGGGCCTCCTAAGCCGCTGGAGAGGGGAGGGCAGGGACTGAACCGTCCGCGCCTAGTTGCTGGTCCTGCATCTGGACCCAAGGCGCATCACCCCAAGGGACGGGCGGCTTGTTATCCTGAGCGCGAACCTCGTTGATCGTGGCCGTCTTGTTCTTCAGGGCGATGTCGTTGACTTCGGCCCGCAGCTTGCTGTCGGCCCGAAGCAGCCCCTCAAGATTGAACTCGATGCGCATGCCGGCGGCACGCTCGACAGGCGACAGTAGTTGCTTTTCGGCGGCCTGCTCAATGCGCTTCAGGCGACGGCGAAGCGTGAACTTCTGGAAGCCGAGAACATCGACCTCCTTGCCGGTGCCCCAGTTGGACGCCTTGTCGCCGTAACCGACCATAGCTGGCGGAACGCCGAAAATCCGGCATATCTCTTCGCCGCTGAACTTGCGGCTCTCCAGCATCTGGGCGTCGTCTGGGTTGATCGTGAGCTGCTGCCACGTCATCGCCTTGTCGAGCAGCATCGGTCGCCCGGCGTTGATGGACCCGACAAACTTCTCTTGCAGGAGCCGCTCTG